TCCCCGAGACCTGAAGCAGTCGCTTGGTAAGCGCGTCATCGATGAGTGCATCGACGTGCTGATGTTGATTGCCCGAGCCAACTCGACTCGGGACAAGCATCCACACCTGATTTTGCTGGTCGAGAAGATCCAGGTCATCGAGTTTCTGATGCGACTCTTCAAAGAGAGTCGGTTCATCAGCGTCCCGCAGCACGCCAATGCAATAGAGGTCACCACCTCGATTGGCAAACAGGCGAACGCCTGGAAACGCTCCACCCCAACCGCGCCCGCCACCTGAGAGTTACGGCTTTCAGGTCTGTGCGAATTGAATCTGGTCGTGCCGCTGACCTCTGGGTCACCGCCATGCGCACCAAAGATACCGACGGTCTAAAGCGTCCGTGCAGGTCTTGCGCAGTTTCCTCGCTGATCGGCTCTGCCTTCGGCTTGGCGACGTAGATAGCACGATAGGTCGCAGCGCTCCGCCAACAACGCATTCAACATGAACTTCGATGATGGCAATCAGAACAACAACGACAAGAACAACGAGCTCCGTGTCCGCCCCGTCCGCAGATTCGACTGTTGGTCCCTACCCGTTCAGCGAATTAGTTCAGGCTTATTACGACTGCCGCCGCACGAAGCGCAACAGCGCCAGTGCATTGGCCTTCGAAATGGATCTGGAGTGGAACCTGATCGGTCTACACGACGACCTGATCGCCGGCACCTACCGGCCAGGCCGTTCGATATGCTTCGTGGTCACCCGGCCAAAAGCCCGAGAGGTTTGGGCTGCCGCATTCCGGGACCGCGTCGTCCACCACTTGCTGTACAACCGAGTGGCACCGCGCTTCTACGCCAGCTTCATAGCGGACAGTTGCGCATGCATACCCGGGCGCGGCACGTTGTACGCCGCCACCCGGCTTGAGGCGAAGATCCGCAGTGCCAGCCAGAACTGGTCGAAGTCGCTCTTCTACCTCAAGTGTGACCTGGCCAATTTCTTCGTCGCGATCGACAAAGAGGTTCTGCGCAAGCAGCTGGCCGCCAAGATCACTGAGCCATGGTGGCTGGAACTCGCCGAACAGATCCTGATGCACGACCCTCGAGAAGACTACGAGGTGCGCAGCCTGGCCCATCTGTTCAATCGGGTGCCGCAGCACAAGCGCCTAACCGCCCAACCTGCACACCTCGGACTGCCGATCGGCAACCTGTCGTCGCAGTTCTTCGCCAACGTCTACCTCGACGCGCTGGACCAGTTCGCCAAGCACAAGCTCGGCGCCAAGCATTACGTCCGCTACGTCGATGACTTCGTGTTCCTGCATGAATCACCGCAAAAGCTCAACGCGTGGCTGGCTGAGGTCGAAGCATTTCTGCCAAGCCTCGGCGCCAGGCTGAACCCCACGAAAACCATCCTGCAACCGGTAGATCGCGGCGTCGACTTCGTTGGCCACGTCATCAGGCCTTGGCGGCGGACCACTCGCAAGCGGTCACTGGCCCAGGCACTCAAGCGAACAGCCGCGGCGCCCGCCGAGGATCTGCGCGAAACCGCCAACAGCTACTTCGGCCTGCTCAGCCAGGCCAGCCACAGCGAGAAGGACCGGGAGAAGCTGGCCAACCTCGTTCTGTTGCGCGGCCATGCCGTCAACGGCGCGCTGACAAAGACCTACCCGAAGAAATAACCCCACTTCAATCAATCACGCCAGCCGGCTAGGCAGGCACCAACGGAATTCGACCATGGATTATGAATTACACCTGGGCGACTGCCTCGAGGTGCTGATCGCTGAACGCCTCGGCATGACGGTTGTGAATGCCCATGATCTGGTATCGATGGAGATTGCAGGATGAGCAACGAAACGAACGTGCCGCGCCCGGGCATGGAGTTCTGGGACAAGCTGAACGCCTTGCCGCGTTTCGCCTTCTTCCTTTCCCCATCAGGCAACTCGGTACAGAAGTTCGAGGACAAAGCCCTCGGTAACTGGATCGACGTGCACGAAGCGCAGAAGGTAGTTGACCAGTCCCAAGAGGAGATCAACCAGTTCCGCGCCGAGCGTGACGCCCTGCAGCTGCGCCTGAACGCAGCGGATCAGCGGATTGATGAACTGACCGCACCTGCCGGCTACTGCCTCATGCCCACAAGGCTGACCGCCGAGAACGGCGCCAAAGCTCTGCTGCTTGGTGAGTTCAAGCTGGAAGTCACGTCCGAATGCCCTGAGTGCCGCGATCTGGATGAGCCTTCGGAGGGTTGTGAGATTTGCGACGGCGAAGGGGAATACGGGCAGCAGCACATGATCCCGTGGGATCAAATCAAATTCATCTACAGCGAAGCCGTAAAGGGCTTGGCGAAAAAACCGAACACCCCGCAGTAACACCCTCCCCCTTCAAAGTCAGCCGCTATAGCGGCAAGGACTAAGTCATGCCTGAAGAAAATGCACTGAAGTGTTACGCAGTCGGCGATTGCGATTTTGTCGCAGCCTTCGACGAAGACGGCGCGATCGCTGTGCTGGCCAACACGAACGGTGATGAACCGATCAACTATGCGGATTGGGATGTCGAGCTGGTTGATGAGACCGATCTCGATAGACAGTGGTGCGACGAGGATGACCGCACCAAGATCGTTGGCACTCTTCGCGAATGGCTGGCAGCTGCGACCGAACCAACCTGGCTAGCCGGGACGGAGTGACGCCATGAAGAAAAGAAACTTTGCCCTGGTCGACAAAGCAGAGCTCGAAGCGCTGCGAAAAGACAAGGCTCGGATTAATGCCCTGGAGTCTGGGTGCTGGGATGTGCGGTTCATCGACTGCCCCACCCCGGGCGGCGACGACGGAAGCATCAACATCGAGATCATCGGCCACTACATGGGCAAGCCCTGGCAGCGCGTGCTGGGCGAGAACTACAACGAGAACCTGCGCGCAGCCATCGACCAAGCCTGCACAGCCGAGGCATACCCTCCGGAACGGCCAGAGTACGACCGATACGGGAATCCACAGAGGACCGCCACATGCCAATAATCGCCCTCACCTACATGGCCTGGCTCATCTACTCGGGGCCTCGGCGATGAACCGAATGGTCAGAGTCCGCACTGAGGAACTGGCCGGCCCGGCGCTGGACTGGGCAATCAATGCAATCGAGGGTGACCTGCAGCCCGCCGCCGGACAGTTGCAGCTCTTCATCCAGATCGACGCAGAGCAACTGATCGAGAAGTACGGCGTCTGGTGCGAGCGCGGTTACAGCTACCCGTGGCTGGCCGACGTCACACACGATCCCTGCAATCGCCAGCCCGGTGATACCCGCGAGATCGCTGTGTACCGCGCTGTTGTATTTGCCCAGACCGGCAGCACCGTCCGCGTCCCCGCCGAACTCATCTAACCCCTCTTCCACCTACCAGCCTGCCGGTGACCGGCGGGCGAGGAATTCCTATGTCTCTTGAAGATGAGCCGCTTTACGCAGTGCATGCCCAGGGCCCCGATGATCTCTATGCCGCAGCGAGCAAGGAAGAGGCCGAAAACCTGGCGGCCAAGCAAAACGAACTGGTGCCCATGGCGAAATGCATTGTCATCAGCAGCCCTTGGCGTCCACTCGATCACTGGAAAACCCTGGCCGAGCAGAATGCGGAAGACGCGAAGTACCTGCGCAACGGATGGCAGGCCGATCTGAACCGGTTGAACGCTGCCAAAGCTGAAATCACCGCGCTCAGCAAAAATGTTATCGACATGACCCGCGAGGACTTCGACGCAACGTTGAACAACCTTCGCCGAATGGGCGCCAGCATCGACGGCGACAACACCTACAAGCGAGACCTGTGCGATTCGATTGTCGGGGCGATGGTGTTCGGTGCGCAAAACAGCAACCCGCCGCCACCCGGCCAATGGCAGCAACGCTTCTGGGACATTGCCCGAGGGGAAGCCGAGGCCCGTGAAGAGCTGGTCGCGGCGCTGAAACTCACCCGCGAAAACCTGCGCGCCTGTCAGGCCACCATCCACCTGTGCGGCGGGTTCGATCCTGCTTACGTCACCGAGGCCCAGGCAGCAATGAAGGTGGCAGACACCGCGCTGGCCAAGTTCGCCCACTAACCACCTTCTGCCGCCACGCGCGGCATGGAGACAGCTATGTCATCGAAACAACCACAGATCCTCGACGACCCGGCCACGCTGCTGGTGGACAAGGTTCTGGAGTCACGCCTTGCCGAGCTGATCGGAACCACATCCAAAGCCCTCGAACACAAGCGCCTGTCCGGCGTCATCCCCCTCGGCGTCTGGGGAAAGGTGAACGGACGAATCATGTACAGCCTGGAGCGATACAACACATGGGCAGAAAATCAATGGGCCTCCCTGATGGCGTCGAACCCCGCGGCGAAAGCGTCCGGATCCGTTTTACTTGGAACGGTCAGCGTCGAAGCGAGCCGACTCCATATAAGCCGAACGCCAAGGGGCTCGCGGCGGCCGGCAGTCTCTGTGCTCGTGTAAAGGAACTGATCAAGCTGGGCGCGATGAACGACGATCTCTACGCCCAGATGTTCCCGAACTCCGGCTACCTGCTCGACCGCAAGACGCCGACCTTTGGCGAGTTTGCCCAGATCTGGCTCGACAGTCGGGAGATTGTCGACAGCACGCGTGACAACTACAAAAGCGTGCTGAACCGGTTCTGGATGCCGGCGCTGGCCAGCAAGCGAATCGACAACATCACCTCGGCGGACCTGCGCAAGATCGTTTCGGCGATCGCGTGGGAGTCGCCGGGCGTGCGCCGCAATGCTACGGACAAGCTGTCGAGTGTTCTGCACACGGCCGTGATGGATGGGCACATCTCGCGCAACCCGTGCCTGTCGATTCCTCGGGCCAAGATTGCCAAGCGACAGGTCGATCCGTTCGAACGTGATGATGCCGAGCGGATCATCGCCGACATGTACGAGCATTTGAAGGGACCGACCAGGCTCTACGCTGCCTACTTTGAGTTCTCGTTTTTCACCGGCATGCGGCCGGGCGAGATCCGGGCGCTCAAATGGTCAGAGGTCAACGAGGATAAAAGACGGGCGCACGTGTGCCGGGTGATCGTAAAGGGGGAGTTGTTCGAAAGGATCAAGACCAAGACGGTCAGGGATGTGCTGCTCAATGATCGGGCGCTGAATGCTATTCGGGTCGCGCGGTCGCTGGCAGCCGATGGTGCGGAGTTTGTGTTTGCGCCGGCGGACGCCAGCAGCGAGTGGATCAGGTCAGACAGCACGCCGAAGAAATACTTTCTCGCGGCGCTGGAGCGGCTGGCCATTCGTCGGCGGCGGCAATATGACTGCCGTCACACCTATGCAACGATGTGCCTGATGGCCAACATGAACGCTGCATTTATTGCAAACCAACTGGGTCACAGTGTACAAATGTTGCTCTCGACCTATGCGAAGTGGATCAACTCCACCTCCGACTGGACCGAACTGAACAAGCTGTAATTCGTCGTTTTGGCCCATCATTGGCTCAGCCAAATTCCCAAGCACGACAAAAGCCCTATAAATCAAGCACCCTATTGGTAAGACGCGACATTTAATTATAAGATCGCGCCTTCCCCTATTTCGTCGCCCCGTGCGGCTTACGCCGCAGGTCTCGCCCGTTTTTCAGTTAAACAAGGCTT